TCGCCTGGGAGACCGATGGCTACGACACCTCGACGCGCGGCATGATGGAAGTCACCAAGCCGCTGAACGACGTGATCAACTGGCTCTACAACACGCACATGTTCTCGGTGCGGCGTTCGCTCAACGGCAATCTGATCATCGATCCGGACAGGATCAATGTGAAAGACTTGATCGACGGCGGACCCGGACGGATCGTCCGCATGCGCCCGGGCACAGGCTATGGCACCGACGTGCGGTCTGCCGTCGCTGAACTGATGAACGTCGACCCGACGCGAGGGCATCTCTCGGACACGCAGTTCACCGAAGGGCTGATGCAGCAGATCACCGGGTCGAATGATTCCCTCATGGGTTCGCTCGGGCGTGGGCGAAAAACGGCTACCGAAGTACGCACCGCCGCCGCGCAGGGGGCGAACCGCATGAAGACCTTCTGCGACTTCGCCTCCGCCTTGGGATGGAGCCGCCTATCCCGCAAAATGGTGGCGAACTTACAACAGTTTTACGACCAAGAAAAAATGTTTAGGATTGCGGGGGACTTGATGCAGGGCACCAAGTTCGTCAACGTCGATAAGACCATGATCACGGGCGAATTCGATTACGTGCCCGTCGACGGCACGCTGCCGGTGGACCGGTTCGCGCAAGCAACGCTGTGGAAAGAGATCTTCTCGGTGATCGGGAAGAACCCGCAGATCGCCCAGCAGTACGACATCTCGCGCATCTTCGGGCACATGGCGAGTCTGGCGGGTTTGAAGAACATCACGCAGTTCCGGATCACCCCGGATGAGGCGGCGATGCAGCAGGCGCAGGCCGGAAATCTAGTCCCCGCGGGGCAGGCAATGGGAGGCGAAGGCGGTGGCGGATACCCCGGAACAAGTCCGACAGCAGCGATTGCAAGCATGGTCAACGGAGCTGGCGGAGCACCGCAATGACGTCACCCACCTTGAAGCTCTTGAGCAGCACCCAGGCTGGCGTATATTGCGCCGTGAGCTCGGAGCCATTCTTCGTTATAAGCGCGATGAGCTTGCGACTAAGCCCCTGGTGGGAGAGCAGCTCCAACAATCCGCAATCCTCCAGGGATATTGCGAGGGGCTTGACATGGCCCGGCAGGCTCCCGAGCGCCTCGCCGAAAACTGGCGAAATGCCATCGAAGTACTGAAGCGAGAGATTGAAAATGTGGAAGAAGAGTAGTTTTGATGAAATGAAGTTGGGCCTTCTCTCGATCGAGGGCGAGGGAGGGGGGGCGGATCTTGGCGGTGGAGGCACCTCCGCAGCCCCGCCTTCAGACAGTTCCGCCTCTCCTCCTCCGTCTTCGAGCGCGCCTGGCAAAGAAACTGCGGCCCGCCAGGAGTCAGTGCTCGCCGACATCATGGGCCACGCCCGCGGGCCGGCTGAACCGAAGCCTCCGCAGCCCGTAGTGCCCTCAATCGGGAAAGGGGCTAACGGAGCGCCGCCCGCCGTTGGTGCGCTCAACGCGCAGCAGCAGCGCCCACCGCAGCCGCAGTATCAACAGCCTCAGCCGCAGGTTCAGCAGCAAGCTCCGCAGCAATACGCGCAGCAAGCGCCGCCCATGTCGCAGCAGCAGCAGGCGGCTCAACACGCGCAAGTGCGCGACACGGTGCGCCAGCAGATTGCTTCTTCTTATCAACTCACCCCCGATCGCGCGCTGATGATGGCGACCGAGCCCGAGCGCGTTTTACCGGACATGGCAGCGGACATCACGCTCAATGCCTACGAGGCGACCGTCGCCACGCTCCAGCAGCAGATGCCGCAGATCATTGCCGAGCATCCCCAGATCCGGCAGCAGATGGCGCATGTGGTTCAGTCGACCATCCAGCAGATGTTTGCCGTGCATCAGGCCGAGAACGATTTCTTTACCGTCAACCAGGACTTGCGGCAAGTGCCCAAGCACGAGATCGACAGAATTTCGGCCCTCTACATACAGGCCAACCGCGGTAATCCGGGACTCACCCGGGACATCGCCACCCGGGAGATCGGCATATTGGTACGCAATATGCTCGGCTTGTCTCCCTCCACCAATGCCCCAGCACCTAATGCTCAACAGCCTCCTGCGGCCCAGCCCCAATACCAGAACGGGAACGGCAACATCGTTGCCCGCACCCCGCTCGGTCCCGGCAGCGTTGCCCCTTCACCAACCCCATCCTTCAACGTCTTCGCGGATATGGTGAACCACGCGCGCAACGGCCGTTAGGGCTTAGACCAGGAGAACTTCAATGGCATTTTTCGCAGGCGTTCGCGCCACCGATGACTGGGGCACCGACGAGCGCCCCAAATCTTTCCGGGAGACCATCCTCTTCCTCAACCCCAACGGCAAGTCGCCGCTGTTTGCCCTCACCGAGAAGCTCGGTTCTTCCTCGGTGACTGATCCGCAGTTCTCGTGGTGGAATGAGCGCAACACCGTCATCCGCTTGACGCTGACCGCAGCCGGAGCCACCACTGCCGGCACACTCACGGTGACCGGCGGCGCCCTCGCGCTTCGCCCCAACCAACTCATCAAGGTCGACACGATCGGCACCACCGAGCCGGTGTCCTACGTGGCGGCCAACGTCGAAATTGCTCTTGTATCGTCGGTCACAAACGATACGACGGTGGTGCTCAAGCGCGGCCAGTTTGGAACCACGCCTGTGGCCCTCACCACCGGCGGCACTTTCCTGACCGCGCTCGGCACGGCGTTCGGCGAAGGTTCGACTCGCCCTGCTAGCGTCTCGAACAACCCGACCAAGTACACCAACTACTGCCAGATCTTCCGCACGAATTGGGCCGTTACGGGCACCGCCGATAAGACCTTTGCCCGCACCGGCGATGCCTACAAGAACGACCGGGAGCGCGCGACATTTGCTCACGGCCGCGACATCGAGATGCAGTTCCTGTACGGGCTGGCCTCGGAAGTCGTCGACCCCTCGCCGCAAGCCACCGGCAACCTGACCCGCACCACGGGCGGCCTCCGGAGCTTCATCACTTCGAACGTGACCATCTTCCAATCCAGCACGGGTATTACGACCTCCACATTCATGGATGCGACGTACCCGATTTGGAACTGGGATACCCGCGCCGGCGATCAGAGAATCGCATTCTGTGGCAATGGGTTTTTGAATTCGCTGAACAAACTGGCTAAGACCGATTCGGTCATCAACCAGGACGGCATCGTCAAAATGTTCGGCATGAACCTCAATGTGTGGACCCTGCCGCAGGGGCAGATCGGGTTCAAGACGCACCCGCTCATGAACGTGCACGCGCAGTATACGAATGCAGCCTTCATCCTCGATCCCACGGTTCTGAAGTACCGCTTCCTCCGCGATACCAAGCTGATGGAGGATCAACAGGACAAGGGCACCGACTCGATCATCGACGGCTGGCTCACCGAGTGCGGACTCGAGGTGCTCGCCGAGGAAACCTGCGCCTACATTGGCAATATGGTGGTCATCTAACTCGAAGCCGGGAGACAACTCGCGTGATCTCAGCCAAAGTGTTGGTCGGGTTTCCCACCACAGGCCACTGGTCGGATCAGTTCGGGATGGCCATGTGCAACATGCTCACCCAGACGATGCGCCACGAGCCTCAAATCGAGATGGCGGTCTTGAACCACAAGACCTCCATGCTGTGGGCGGCGCGCCAGCACTTCGGCGAGATGGCGTTGAAGTACTCCTTCACGCACTTACTGTTCATTGACACCGATCAATCGTTCCCGGCCTCTGTTGTCGCGCGGCTGCTCACTCACCAGCGGGCAGTCGTCGCTTGTAACATCGCCACCAAGGTGGATCCGCCGATGGAGACCGCCTGCCTCGGCTTCGACGAGAACGGCAAGCTCATTCCCTGCGAGCGGTCGACCGGACTCGAGAAGGTCTGGCGCGTCGGCACCGGCGTCATGATGATCAAGGCCACGGTGTTTCACGATATTAAAAAGCCGTGGTTCCCGGTGCGCTGGCTCGAGAATGAACAGCGTTGGGTGGGTGAAGATTGGGGGTTCTGCGAGAAGCTCGAAAAAGCAGGCATCCCCATCTGGGTCGATCATGATACGAGCGCCCTGGTCGGCCACTGGGGCAACAAGATGTATTCGCTGCCTCGCTACGAGGAACATAGAGTGGACAATACCACAGTCATTTACGAAGGGCGCGCTGCGGAGGAGGTAACGCATGGGGCTTGAAACAGGCACGGGCATCGGGGATCTGGTCCCCACCAATCCGCTCTCGACCGACGCCGTCTCCTCGGGCGACGACCACATCCGCCTGATCAAGACGGTGATGCAGTCGATCACCTTCTTGAAGGCCGTCCGGGCCTTCCCGGCCACTGCTACGTGGACCCGACCCACCAATGTGAAGTATGTTCTCATCTACTGTCTTGGGGGCGGGGCGGGCGGCGGGGCAGGTGGCACAGGCAGCTTTGGCGGCGGCGGCGGCGGCGGCGGCGGCACCGGGCTAACCTGGCTTTCCGTCGGAGCCATTGCTTCCGCCACGGTCACGATTGGCGCGGGCGGGGCAGGAGGCGTGGGGAGTACGGTCAAAGGCGGGGTCGGGGGCGAAACGACCTTCACTGGTCCCGGTCCCGTCGTCTACTGCCGGGGTGGCGGTGGCCAGATTGGCGCAGCTTATAACAGTGGTGGTCCCCAAACTACCACTAACAATGGAGATGCCACCTTCCCCGGAGGTGCTGGAGAAGATGGCAATCCTCCCGTGGCCGGTGCTGTTTCCAATGGCGGGCAGGGAGGAGGAAACGGTTCCGCTGTGGGAGTGGCGGCCGCTGCGAACAGCGGGGGCGGGGGCGGAGGCGGAGCCTGCAACGCCGCCGTAGCGAATCCTGGTGGGGCCGGAGGCTCGGGCTACTGCATCGTGCTGGAGTTTGGGTGGTAAGCCATGACTCTCGATGATATGAAATCGCTGCTTGCTGGAAGGTTAGGCCAGCGCACCGACATTGACACCATGATCTACTCGGAGATCCGCCAGGCGCAGCGGGTGCTTGAGAAGACCCCGCCCTATCCGTGGTTCCTGCAAAGTCAACAGAACACCGAAGCCTTAGCCGGGGAACAGTGGCTCCAGATGCCGAGCGATTTCATCGAGATGGCCGATGACATTGTTTATATATGCAAGGCCACCACTGACACCAAATACTACGCTCAACCGTTTAAGGTATACGGCGGCTACCAGGAGCATATCCAGACGATGGGCCGGGACGCGCGGGGCAGACCCCGCAATTTCAATCTCCAGGGTCAAAATCCGGCTAACATCCAGTTTTACCCCACTCCCGATATCAGTTACACGGTCCAGTTCTTTTACTATCGGCGGGACACCGAACTATCCGGTCCCAGCAGTACCAATATATGGAGCGTCAAGGGTGAGGACATCCTGATTGCCGAAGCCGGTTGGCATGTGGCGCGCAACATCCGCGACAACGAGGCCGCTACGCTGTTCGGGCAGGACCGCGCCGAGGCCCGCCGCCGCATCGCCCAGGAAACCACCTCGAGGTTAGAGTCCATGCGCCGCGCCGTTGTCGGCTCCGGGGAGGACGCCCTCTTGGGCTACCAGACAGAGGTGGGCATTCCATGATCGTGCCTGTCAATTTCGTCGGCAAGACCGGGTTGATCACAGACCAGCCGCCCTACGATCTGCCGCCCAACTTCTGGTCGGACTGCCGCAACGTGCAATTCGAACTGGGAGGTGTGCAGCGGGCACCCTCCTGGCGTACCTTGATCAACTTCGCCGGCTCGCCCATTCCCTACGGACTCTTCTTCGTCCACGGCCTCGCCGGCCGGTACTGGGTCTACACGGGTCTGCAGCAGGTCATTGCTCTCACTGGCGACACCGTCACCGACATCACCCGCCTCGCCGGTCCCTATACCGGAACCACCCAGGACTTCTGGAATGGCGGGATGTTCAACGATCACCTGATCCTGAACAATGGCGTCGACGTGCCGCAGTACTGGGATCTGCCTAACGCAGCAGCGGATCTAGCCGATCTGCCTAACTGGCCTGCCACGCACAGAGCGAAGGTAATCACGCCTTTCAAGAATTTCCTCGTCGCCCTCGACGTAACGATCTCAGGCGAGCGGGACGACCGGCTGGTCATGTGGTCGCACCCCGCTGACCCGCTGGGAATCCCGCCCTCCTGGGATGTGGCCGACGAGACGCTCGACGCCGGGCAGATCTCGCTCTCCGAAGGCGAGGACCGCATCATCGACGCCCTCCAGGTCGGCAACCAGCTCATGATCATGACCGGCGTGCAGACGTGGGCAATGACTTTTATCGGCGGCCAGGACATCATGGCTTTCCGGCGGGTCTTCAGCGAGATCGGGGCACTGGCGCAAGGCTGCGCCGTCACCTTCCTCAACAAAGTATTCCAGGTGACCGCCGACGACTTCGTCATTCACGATCTCCAGAGCGTCACCAGCATAGGCTACGACCGCACGAAGCGCTGGTTCTTCTCGCAACTGACCGCCACCTCTTACGACAAAGTGCGCGTCGTCCGGAAGATGAATGCCAAGGAAGTCTGGATCTGCTTTCCCACCGGCGGGACGGAGGCCACCAACCGCGCCCTTGTATGGAATTGGCAGTTCGACACCTGGGCGATCCGCGACCTCGAAGACAACAACCACGCCATTGCCGCCGGTCCCAGCAAGTCCACGCCGAGCACCAACTCCTGGGCCTCGGTGGTAGGCACCTGGGCCGCACAAGATCCCATCACCTGGGAATACAACATCTACGAGCGGGCCTCCGAGGGCTTGGCGCTGGCGTCGACTGCGCTCCGCCTCCGGGTCAATGGGGAAACCGTGGATGTGGGGGATGCTTCCGTGAACTACGTCGAGCGCATCGGCGTGGCGGTGAAGGGGACGTCGCGCGGCGAGATCGTCATCGACCACGGGCGCCTGGCGGTGATGCGCGAGATCTGGCCCAAGTTCGTGTGTGACGACGGCATCACCTTCTCGATCACCATAGGTTTCTCGATGGGCCGCAAGGCTCCGGTCTCGTGGCAGCCGGCGCAACTGTTCACGCAGGGCCAGACCGTAAAGCTCGGCTTCTTCGGCACGTTCCGGTATCTTTCCTATCGCGTGCAATGCTTCCACGAGGGCGTCAACTGGAAACTCATCGGCTTTGACTTAGACCTCGAGCCGACAGCGAGCCTATGACATGCCACTAGACCGGCCGCTCCCCGACGATACCCGCGAAGGGCTGAAGATGCTGTGGAGCGTGGCCGAGGACCAGCAGATCGATATCAACCGGCACCGCGATTCTATTCACAAGGTCTGGCATGTGGCACCAGCTAAGCCGCGGGAGGGCATGCTAGCCTACGCCGATGGCACTGACTGGAACCCGGGAGCGGGGGCCGGGTACTACGTTTATTACGCCGGCGCGTGGCACGCGATGAGCGGTGGCGGAGGAGGTGGTGGCGGCTATACCATCGTCCAGGACGAAGGCGTTGCCCTCACCACGAGAACGATCCTCAACTTCGTGGGCGCAGGCGTCACGGCCACAGACGACGGCACGCGCACGGTGGTGACGATTCCCGGCGGCGGTGGTGCTGGGGCAGTCACGAGCGTCTTCACGCGCATTGGAGATGTCATTGCGGCGAGTGGAGATTACACGGCCGCGCAAGTGACTAACGCCGTCTCCATTCTCGGATCGTATGCCAATCCTGGCTGGATCACGAGTCTGGCTTACTCGAAGTTGACCGGCGTACCTACTACTTTCACGCCTGCGGCGCACGTTCATGCTGCTGCCGATACCACTTCTGGCATCTTCGCAGTAGCACGTCTTGGGTCAGGTACACCCAGCGCGAGTAACTGGCTCAGAGGCGATGGAGCCTGGACTGCCCTGCCGGCCAGTGCCGTCACCAGCGTGTTCACCAGGACCGGGGCTGTCATCGCAGCGAGCGGCGACTACACTGCCGCTCAAGTCACCAACGCGGTGTCGGTCCTCGGCAGTTATCCCGATCCGGCCTGGATCACTTCGCTCGCCTATGCCAAAATCACGGGTGCTCCGGCGGCGGGCGTGCCCACTTCGAGGCAAGTGATCGCAGGGACCGGCCTGTCCGGCGGCGGCGCACTTACCGCGGATGTTACTTTGAACGCACTGCCCATGATCGCCAGCGGCGCGTCCGGTCGTGGCGGTACCGTGCCTACTCCCGGCACCACCGCTGGGATCACTAAGTACCTCCGCGAAGACGCCTCCTGGGCCGCTCCGCCCGGCACTTCCCAAACGCCCTGGCTGAGCAACATCGAAGGCGCCGCGTTCAACCTGAATAATGTGGGGCAGGTTCAGACTAACTATATCCATTTGCCCTTCAGTGCCGCGCCGGCTTGGGACACCGCTTCCCGTCTCTGGGCCGAGGGTGGTTTCGGCACGCGCTACGACGGCTACAATCACGGCTTCGACGTTGGCGGGACTCGTACCCGTGCTGTGACCATTCAGAGCACCGGCAATGTGGGTATCGGTACAGCCGGGCCTGCCTACCAGTTGCAATTATCGACAGATAGCGCGGCAAAACCCACCACTTCGGCTTGGACAATAGCGTCAGATGCGCGCGTGAAGCGCGACGTGAAAGATCTTCAGGGCGGGCTGGACATCATCGCTCAGTTGCGCCCAATCGAAGCCACTTACAATGGCCTCGCCGGTACGCCCGAAGGGACGCGCGTTCTAAGCTTCATCGCGCAGGAAATTGAACAGGTGTTGCCGGGAACAGTATCCAAGAGCCTTGGTAAGCTCTCTCCGGACGATCCCGAGGAGGTCGAAATACTCGGTGTCAACATTCATGAATGCCTAATGCACGCCATTCTTGCCATCAAACAACTGAAGGCGAAAGTCGAGGCACTTGAAGCGGCGGCGGCTACACCATGACACTTGAAGAAACGCCTATCATCGAAGCTCCGGTGGTCGCCAAGCAGCTTGCCCCGCGCAAGTTGCAAGTTACCCGGCTCAGTTCTGAGATGGCGATTGAGCTAAGCCGTCAGCTTCCTCTTCGCGCGATAGATGCGGTCCCACTGGCGGTGACATTCCCGGCAGTGGCGAGATCCGTTTTTTTGGATGTAGGTGTTAGCGGCATCAAGGGCATGGCCGTGAACGCAGTGAGTTTTGTCTCGGTTCCAAATCCCGCCCTGCCAGTGATAGCTCTGGCGTTTACACTCCCGGCAGACCCTTTCCCCAGATCCGTTGATATGGGTGTTGGCAGCATCATAGGCATGACCCTTCGAGCAGTGTTTTCTCTCGCGCCAGTAGTTTATGCCCCGGCGAATATTCTCCGCCATCGTGACTGGTTCCAAGTGTGCAGGGTTTACGCACCGGCGGTTTCGGCACAAGTGATCGAGCTGCAAGCCTTCAGGAATAGCACCGACGAGGTGTTCGTACACCAGCCGATGCGCCTTGTAGGGCTTATATCGCCAGATACAACTGCCGTATCCCTTGCTGGTCGCGCCAACCCAAAGCCAGCATTGGCCCGGTTGTCTATCGGGGACGTGTTTTGCGATAAGATCGTCAACCGTCTTGTAGCGGTAGATAGAATTGGCTTCAGGCATTCGGGAAACTCATCCTTTCCTGACTGTCGAGCGGATGGGTGTTTGCCGCATCCATCCGCTCACTCATTTAACCATGAATACTGAACAAGTTCTGGAAGAAATCTCGCCGCTTCCGATAGCCAAACAGTTGGCCCCCCGGCGAATCCAGGTTACGCGCCTCAATTCAGAGATGGCCATCGAGCCTGCGGTGTTCGTGAGATTGACGCCCTACTTCGCCGAAGCCCTCAAACATTGCCACGGAGAGTTAAGCGAAAGCTCGATTAAGGCGTACATCGCTGCCGACAAAATGCAGGTGTGGGTAGCGTTGGCTGGCGACGGGGCTGAACTCCTTGGTGTGATTCTAACCGAGTGTACTGAGTACCCCTGTTTGAGGGTTTTGCGAATCGTGCTCCTTCAGGGGATTTCCTTCCGGGACTGGGGCGGTCACGCTCGCGTGGCCCTTGAGGCTTACGCCCGCGAGAACCAATGTGAGCGATTGGAAGCTAGTGGCAGGAAAGGTCTCACCAGACTTTTGGCCCCGCTCGGATTTGAACCTGCTTACGTAACCTTAATCATGGAAGTGAGGAATCATAATGGGAAAATCCGCAGGCGGTAACGTCGCAACCTCAACGACTAACTACCCAAGCTTCCAACAACCGGCATTGAAGCAGTTTGTTGATGAAAGCACGCGATTGTATCAGCAGGGTGGACCGAAGCTGAGTCCCGAACCACGGGTTGCTGATTTTAATCAAGACGAACTCTCGGCGTTGCGGCAGACCGGCGCTGCGGCCACCCCGGCGCAGTACCTCGCTGAACTCGGGACGAAGAGCGCGGAGTTCAACCTCGGAGCGGGGCGGGATCCGGCGACGAACCCGTACCTGAAGAATGCGATCTCGGCGGCCGTGGCACCCATCGGCGATCAGTTGCTGACGCGGGCGCTGCCGGCCATCCGGCACCAGGGGATTGCCAGCGGCGGCTATGGCGGCTCGAGGCAGTCGATCGGGGAGGCGCAGGCGGTGCGCGATGCCGAGCGCGTGGCGGGAGAAGTGTCGTCTGGTTTGGCGAACCAGGGCTATCTGTCTGCTCAGCAGCAGGCGATGCAGACGATGCAGAACATCCCGCAGTTGCAGGCGAATCTCACGGCGCCGGGGCAGATCACGGGCGCGGTGGGCGCGCAGATCCGGGCGCAGGAGGAAGCGCAGCGGAACGAGAATGCCAACCGGTACGAGTATGAGCAGCGGTTACCGTATGAGAATCTGCTGAATTATGGCAACCTGATCCGTCAGCCGTTCGGGGCCGAGGCGGTGTCAGAGGTGAAGGTGCCGCAGCCGAGTACGGCGTCAGCCATCATCGGCGCCGGGCTGAGTATTCCGGCTTTGCTGCAGATCATCGAGCAGATGCGTAAACAGGGAACCACCGCCGGGACTCCGCCGATCGTACCGACTGGCACCACGGTAGGCACACCTCCTGGCGGCACCAGCAACTTCTTCGGGTAAGGAGACTGACATGGAATACATTGGCAACCGACCGCCAGGCAATACCGGGGGCTACAATCCGTATGGGGATGGCGGCTATTGGTGGAACTATAACAATCCTTACGGTGCTTACGATCCCTACGGCTACAACACGCCAGTCACCTCCTGGGAGGATCAGATAGCGCAATCGGGGGGCACGGCTCCGACGACGCCCAACGAGGGGCAGACCACCGAGACGCCCGGAGGAACCGGTCCGGCGGGGTTTGATCCTGGCACAGGTAATCCGACTTATACCACTGAGGTCATCGGTGATACGGATCCTCTCCAATACCTTGGATACACACCGAACTACGACGTAAACCAGTACCTCTCGTCCTTGCCCGGAGGAAGCGGGTTCTATCCCAGCGGTGGCGGCAGTGGCGGCGGCGGGAACCCCACTTTCACGACAGATGTCACCGGATTCACCGATCCGAGTTACCCGTTTCCCGGCGAGTATAAGGTCGAGGACTATGATCCGAATCCTCCGCCGTACAAGTTTGAGACGACGACTTGGGATACCACTGATCCGGATGATCCGATTAAACGCGGCGATTACAAGACCTACTGGGATTTGCCGCAGACCAAAGGCGACTACAAGACCTATTGGGATTTCCCGCAGACCGGAGGTGGATACGAGATAGGTGATACGTTCCAACCCGCGAAGCCGAATCCGCCCGTTGTCATTGGCGACTCGTGGCCGAAGACGCCTCCCGACATACACGGGCCGGTGCTCACCACGCCGGATCGGACTAAGCCGACCCAGCCGCCCCCGCCACAGACGCAGACCGGAGGCAAACAGCAGCAGCAGCAGCCGGGAGTGGGCAAGCTCCTCGCCGCGCTGCCCATGCTCGCCGCGTTCCAGGGCGGCACCACCACCACGCCCGCGCCCTACGCGCACCTCGGTCCGCACACCCCCGTCGCCCCCGTCTTCAAGCCGCAAGCGCGCGGCAACCCCATTCCCTCGATCGGTCAGCTTCTCGCAGGAGTCAGATAAATGCCAGCCGTACCACCCATTAATCCGCAATTGCTGATGGCTCTCGCGCAGAAGTTCGGAGGCATCGCTCCGGTAGTCAATCCTGGGTTCGGCACGCCGGGGATCAACCCGAACGCCCGCACTCCTCCTGGATATGGAGGCGGCGGCATGGCCCAACGTGGCGAGGTGCTCGGCAGGCCCACGATGCCTACTCCGGGTGCGCCGCGCACGATGCCGCCGTCGCTCGGTGAGACTCTCGGGACTGTTACTCCAAAACCGGCAGGGAAGAGGGGCGCTAAAACGACTTACGATCCGGACGGAGGTTATACAGAGGAAGATAACGATGGGACTAAGCGCGTCTTCGACAAAGACAACAAGTTGATTGATACGATTATTCCTCCTGGAAGTCCCGGTGCGGGCACATGGCAGCCGCCTGCTGAGGCTAAGAAACCAGGTATCTGGGATAGGTTGACTGACCCCAGCTTAGCCGGTATTGCGCTGGCGGCAGGGCAGCAGATGACCCGTGCTAGATACCCCGGAGAGAGCGGCATTGGTAACGCCGTTAACGCAGTAACTGCTGGGTATAACACGCTCGCGCAGCAGCGGCAAATGCAGGTTGCCCGTGAGTTAGCAGAACGTGAGTGGCAGGCCAAGCAGGCCAAGGCTCAACAGGATAAGTTGGAGAGCGAAGCCAAAATCGGAGACTATAAGAGCCAGGGCGAGCGCAGGGAAGCCCAGAGCGCGGACGAGCGAAGGAAGGCCAGACAGGCTGCTGCTCAGGCTTCGTTAGACCAAGCCGAAAGGGATAGAGCGGCAGGATTCAAGGGGAGAGAAGTTGCGACCGGCGAGAAGAACGCCGCCTCGCTTGAGACTTCCCGACAAGAGACAGCCAGACAGGCTGATTTGGATTACAACCTCGCTGTGAGAAAAGTCGCTAACGACGAGGCGGAATTCCAAGCCCTTCAAAAACGCAACGCTAGTCTCGATGATCTTGCTAGGCAGAAGCTTAAAGTCGACCAAGGTCATCTGGCTGTGGCGCAGGCTAACTCTGCGAGGATGGCCGCCAAGGAGGGTAACGAGAAACTCCTGCCCTTCATGAAAGAAGCGGGTGACAGTATATACGGTCAGGAGCGGAACAACATGCAAGCCGCTTACAACGCTGGCAAGCCCTATCAGCCGATCGATCCGGCGGAACAGGAGAGGCAGGTATATTCCCTCGCCATGCGTAACTATGCCCGAGCGCAAGCGGCACAAGGGAAGCCGATACCACCAAAAGATCCTCCAGCTTGGGCCAATCCAAAGACGGACGGATACGATCCCATAACCGGAGAAGTCTGGAGGGCGGGTCCGGATGGTAAGTGGCAGGTTGTGCCGCCACCCCGTAAGTAAGGATTCTCAATGAGCAGCCGAGCTTTTCCCATGCCGCCTGGAGTTATTCCAATAAGCGGCGTCTCCGTGAGTGCTCCTGCCGGGGTAAGTAGAGCACCCCTACCCATGCCGCCGGGAGTCATTCCCGTGGGGGTTGCTCCCACTGCTGCTCAACCTATGCCCACTGGCGTGGTGCCGGTGGGCCAAGCTCCGTCGGCAACGGCGGTATCCCCGGCGGTTGCAACAGGGGGGCTTCCTCAACAGAGTCCCTCTGCGCCTGTCTTTGGTGCGCCTGCGCCTCGCGTCAGCGGCGTGCCTCAACTCACCGTGGCACGTCCTCAGTATGTGACCTCGTCAGTGGGTCCGGATGGACGCACGACGATAACCACCAGGACTCCAGTAGTGCCTCCGCCTCCGTTGCCTCCGGGATTGGCACCTGGTGGGCCTGAGCCTGCACCCGCCAACTTACCCGACATCATGCGGCAGGCGGTCAATACGGGAGTCAGGGCATCCGTTGGTCCGGGTGCGGTCCTAGGGGCGCAGGGCGCGGCGGCGAGTCTGAAAGACTTGCCCAACAATGCCATTGCCACCCTCCAAGCCTTAGTCGCGACACAGGAAAACGCCAAGGCGAGTTTAGTCAAAGACAAATACAAGAAAAAGAAACCTCTCTCCGAGGATATTGGCGAACTCAAGAAGCCGTGGATCACCGATCCGACGTTCCGGAGTTACATGGATTATGAGGGGCCAACCCACGAGGACGTGGCGACGGGTAAGTCCACGATCATGGACTACGCCGGGTTCAGGCTGGGTAAGATGTTCGGCCCGATGGCCTTCACGGTAGCGGGCACAATCGCCGGTGGTCCCCTTGGCGGTTTCGTGGCGAGCGCCACCAACGATATCGGGCAACGCTACAACGAGATGGAAAAGCTCGGCGTCAAAGCGCCCGGCTCCTCTGTGGGAGTCGGTGCTTTCATCGCTGCTCTCAACAGCGTTGCTCCCTTCCTCGCCATGCGAGGTATCACCAAGGGGTTTCTCGCAACGGCTAGTGTCGGTTCCATCACCGAGTTGGTGCAGGAGATCATGGCGATCCTGCATGAGAAGTACTACAACATCCCGCAGACCGACACGTTCTGGCGGCTATTCGAGACATTCCTTTTCAGCTTCCTGATGGAGGGCGGCGGGCATCTGGCGCATCGCCCGGAGAAGCCCTCACCGATGACCAAGCGGACGATGAACTTCGACGCCTACAACGCGAAAGCCGCGCCCCCGGTTCAGTTCATCATCCAACCTGCCACCGGAGTGCCGCCTAAGGATCTCAGTCCTGGGGGAGGTGCAGCCCGTAGATCCGCTGAAGCCTTCGGCCCGCCGATACCGACGCCGCCACCGGGTCCGGCTGAAGAATCCGCCGAGGTGTTCCGCACCCGGCAACTCCAGGACTTCAACTACAGTGGTCGCCCGGTGCCACCGCTTCCGCCGCTTCCTTACGCACCGACTCCCCCCGGAACAGGCATGATTCCCTCGGCCCGTGCATCAGCCGAAGCCTTCGGGTTAACGGGTCCGACGCAGACGCCTGCCCCGGGAACGAGTCCTGCCGAGCAGTCGGCGCAGGTATTCCAAAGGCAGAGCCAGGAGCAGCGGCGCGCCGGCGTGATCCCGCAGGAGAGGGTGGTGGACCCGGCTGCCGTGTTGCTTGGCGATGCGCGGGAAGAGATAAGTCGCCGGTTGTCGATGCGGGGTGACCCGGTGCATCCCAACGACCCGCAGGTGCACGAGCTTCTGTGGGAGTGGCTGGGATCGGAAGACCCGCAGGCTGTGGACATCCGGCAGAAGCTGATCGAGGTTTGGGAGACTACCCCCGAACCGGCACCATCGGTAGCCGCACCGGAACCTGCGCCGACGAGAGCGGATCTGCTGACGTGGGCGAAGAGCGTGGAAGAGGCACAGGGGCGAACGCCGGAGCCGCGCTTCCACGATATCGGAGCTGTTCGGCCGGGCGTCAATGTCCAGCCTCCGCAGCCAGTGGCACCTCCCTCTGCGGCAGCACCTGGGCCAAACATCAACGTGCCCGAGTACCGGGCATGGCTCGCCCAACAGGGCATCTCGACGGACGAGCAGGGAAACATCGACTGGAGTAGGCCGACAACCCTGAAGCCTGAGGCTCCCGATGCCGACATGGTGGTAGATACCCCGACCGGCCCTCAGCCTGCGCGCAGCGAGGATGTGTTCGTTGACAGTACTCTCCAGGCTGCGGGGGTCGAGGAACCTGTGCCTCAGAGTACGCTCGACAAGTGGGATGCCGAAGGCAAAGCAGCCGACGAAGAACTCCGCAAGATGGGTCTCTTCACCGGCGGACGGGCTTCGATGGGCGCCTTCCTCGATCCGAAAGTCATCAGCAAGATGGCGCTCTCGATCCGGGGCGACGTGGCCCGTGGATTGATTCATGTTGGGAATTTCGTCGAGGCGATCGTGGCCAAGTACGGTCCGCAGGTGCGGATGGCGGCGATAGACATATTCCAGGAGGCGGAGAAGATTGTCGAAGCGGAGAGGCGTGCAGGAATGCCCGCTGCTGCGCCGCCACCGCCGAAACCCGGCATGACTCGGATGTATAGCGGAGGCGCGAAGGACGTGCCCATCGACGGGCCTCGCTGGTTTTCCAGTGATCCCGTCTATGCTCAGGCTTACGCTGATAAGCAGGTGGCGGGTAACGGCGGTGTCTACTACGTCGACATCCCGACCAACCACCCGCTCATCGAGGCTGACTACCCGGAGCAATCGATTGCTGCTGGGTTCCACCAGAACCGCGAGCTTCCTGCTGACATCTCGATGAAGGCTCGGCTGATGCCCTCTGCTGCACCGCCAGTTAGCCCAGGAGCGCCCGCTGCCCGTCCGGCGTCCGTCACAGCCACCCAGCCCACCGGCTCGCTACAGGGCCAGCCAGCGCAGGTTTCCGGGCAGCCTCCCCCACTGCCGGGTCAGGCCCGGGTGGAACCGCCCCCGCTGCCTCCGTTGGGCGCGATGCCCGATGCCACCAACCCGAACCTTCCTCCCGCAGACCGCTTCAAAGATTCGGTCAAAAGCTTCGGAAGGTTGCAGCGCCTCCTCACCCAGTTCCGCTGGGCGGCCTGGAAATTCAAGGACTTCGCTCCCATCCAGGCGATGCTCAAGGCCAAGGACCGGCTGGAGATAGAAGTCTTCCGGTGGAAGGACCGGGGCGGGGAGATCGCCAAGGCATGGCGCAATCTCGGATCGGAGCAGGCGCAAGCCGTCAGCGATCTGGCCTTTGCCGCCACCAAGGCGAGCGACACGTTTCAACGCAAGCTCTCTCCCGAGGAACTGGCCCGTACCGGCGACCTCTACGGCGTCAGCGAAAAGGGCTACGAGGTCTACCACCAGATCCAGCAGTTCTTCCATGACTCCTGGGAAGCGCTGCGGCAGGCGACGATCTCCGAACTCCAGCGCGAGATCTCCGACCCGGATGCACTTGCCAAAGCCACCGCCGAGATCAACGCGCAGTTCGACGAGAAGATGCGCGGAAACTATTTTCCTCTGGATCGCTTCGGCCAGTGGATGGTCGTAGCCAAGAGGCGCGATGCCAACGGCAAACTGCAAGTCGATCAGGTCGAGCACCTCCCGACCGAGCACGCCGCCAAGGATGCGGCCAGGGCTATGGAGGAGCGCTACCGGGACGAAGGGATTACCATCGAACCCGGCGGCATCAGGATCATGGAGAATACCACCGCCGAGGCGCGGGATGCCGGGTATCTTCCGCCTGCCGTCACCAGGAAACTGGCCGGCAAACTCGCGGCGGATCTCAACCTGACCGCCGAGCAGCGTGCCACGTTCGAAGCGGCGTTCGACCAGATCATCGCGGCCTCGATGAACCAGCGCTCCTTCTTCTCCCGCCTGAACCGCCGCAAGGGAACCAAGGGCTTCAGCCGGGACGCGCAGCGCGCCTTCTCCGCCTACGTCTCCTCGATTGCCAATCACATCGGGCGGACGGAGCAGCGCGGGAACCTCGAGCAGTCCGTACTCGATGCGGAAAAGTGGCGCAACGAGATGGTGAGCGGCAGCAACGTCATCGTCGACACCTCGCACGTCAACCGCCTGACCGACCTGATGAAGGACACCAAGACCGCCCTTCTCAATCCGAAGGTGCAGAACAACTCGATCGTCGGCGCCGCCGCTACCTGGTTCCTCGGCTTCGGTCCCGTGCAGATCTACCAGAACTTCGTCCAGGTGCTCAACGTCGCTCAGGTGTTGTCGGCCGAGGTCGGCATGCCCAGAGCCGCTTGGGAAATCACGCGGGCGATGCATGATGTGACCAAGGTCTACACCAAGCGGGCCTATGACCGGACTAGCCACAAGGTGCGGATGAAGCTGCGCGGTGGCGGCGAGTACGAAACCTACCAGGAGAACTACACCGGTGGCCTCTCCGAAGAGGACTGGGCAGTGCTGCAACGGGGCCGGGGCGAAGGGCTGACCGGCGACAGCAACGCCCACCAGATCGCCGGCCTCGCCAACATCTCCACCTTCGAGCAGGGACTCACCGGCATCTTCGGCCTCCATCCCCTCGGCTTCGGCAAGGAGGGGGGAACCGACGTGCAGGGCGTGGGCCGGGGGATAGACAAGCTCTTCAAGACGTTCGGCGAATGGAGTCTGGCCGGCCACCAGTGGAGCGAGGAGTGGACCCGGCGTGTCGGTCTCCTGGCTGGCTCCCGGGCCTTCGCCAAGCAAGGCCACCCCGATCCCTACATGGCAGCCAGGGATGTGGTGCTCAAGGCGCAGGGGAGCCATGAGCCTTCGAACCGTTCCATGCTCCAGCGCGGGCTGGCGATACCGCTCATCTTCAAAAGTTTCCTGATGAATAACATCTGGCTTCAGACGCAGAGCCAGGCCAAGAAGAAGTTATTCATCACGCAGTTATTTCTCGGCGGCCTCCGGGGTTTCTTGGGAGCCGCACCCCTCATGGCTCTGATCAATGCGCTCGGCACCTGGTTCCGGAAGTGGATGGGTACGAAGGATCCCTACCTCGACATCCAGCAGACGGTCCGAGAACTGATCGCCCGGTCCACGAGTGAGGAAGTGGCCGACTATGCCATCAACGGTGCGAATAGCAAGATCGGCCCGTACGATTTGAAAGACGCCTTCAGCCAGGCGGATCCCATCCCGGGCGTAGACGAGGTCATCAAGATGTTCGGCGGCAGGATGAACGCCAAGACAGGGTTCTGGAATATAGGCGAGGAAGTGGGTGGCCCGTGGGGCGGCCAACTCATGACTGCCATGAAGGCTGCCGTCGAAGGCGGCCCGGTGTCGGAGCAAGTCTTCAAGGCGCTCGTGCCGGCTTGGATGGCGAGAGCGGAGCGGGCGAGGGAAACCTTGCGCGACAAGCAGATCAGCAGCGCCAGCGGCGAGAAGGTCGTCGGCATCGACACATCCAATCCCTCGCATGTCGCCGAGGTGGTGGGCGTGGCGCTCGGTGCCCGGTCCGGCCGCGCGGCCAAGGC